CACTGTCACCATCGTATTGAACTCCTTGGGCCATTTCCATGTCCATCTCTTCAACAAAACGATTTCTGTAATGTTCTATCATTTCTCTAAAAGTATCTCCGCCGACTGCGAAAGGACTTAACAGAGGAAGGATATGAGCATAAAGTGCCCTGTAGATAGTAGCACGTTGCCACTGAGCATCTACTAGTTTACTTGCGTCAAATGTTGCACCTATCTTACGACCTATACCATTAAAACCTTGGCTGTATGTTTTGTTAAACCAATTAACTTCGATGTAACGTTTTACATCAGCTTCTGCTTCTGTTAGTTGGGCCGTAAAGTCCGTGATACCGTGATTAACGATACTAGGCTGGACTGCCTGTAGTTGCGTGTTTGTTGCGTATGCCATATCCTATACCTCCTAATTATTATAGTGTTGCGTCAGATGTGATCTTACAAATCTTCGCGTTTGAAAGTCTTGCCGCCCCAAAGGCTGCGGTGCAAATTACCTCAGTGGCTCTAGCACTTTCGTCCCTTTGTGTAGCAATTCTTAAGTCACGTTTCATAACAAGACCGATAGCTGACGGATGGAATACTGCTGATACTGCATCACCTGAACCATCTACATCGATTGATGCTGATTCAAATATTTTAATACCTGCTACTGTTCCTAAGAAGTAATCTCTACCAGCTTGATTTTGAAGCTCTGGAGAACCACCAAATATAGTTGCCGCTGAAGAATCATCGGAATCTTGTCTGATTGTTCCACCTGAACTTAATAGTGCTTTCTTAAGGTTGAAAGCCGCTAATGGGTGTAGAACTGCTACAAGTCCGTTCATTGGAACTGAAGCATTTCTTAAAGTTGCACCTGCTTTTAGTAAGTGTTCAATTGTTAACTCACCACCTGCACCTGGTCCAACTTCTGTGATAGCACCTGAATTGAATAAGTCAACAATAACTTCATCCATTGATTGAGCTACACCTTCACCTAACACACGACCTACGTCTTGTGCTACTGATAGAGGTGATGACTCAGCATTGATGTCTAATACTGTTGTCATGTTTCCAAATTCTTGTGCCGCTACGTCTACTGACGACATACTGTTTAGTGCTGAATCGTCTGATAAATCACCAGTGATAGCACCTACTGCTGTTGCTTTAGGATAAACCGGAACTGACGCAGTCATACCTGGTGTTCCCACCATGTTGTATTGCGTTACAAGGTTTCTCATTAAAGCGTTTTCATTAAATGTAAATTGAGCCGCTTGAGTGATATTTTCAAACAAGTGACCATTTGCGTCTGCTAATGTTAAAGCCATTTTATTTTTCCTTTATTATGTCAAGGACCTCATACCCACTTGCATAAACTTTTCTTTATAAAGTTTTCTGTGTTCTGGGTTTTTCATGTCCAAGTCTTTTAACTTCACCTCTCTAGAGGTTGAAGGATTCTTATTACCTAAACTGCCTGTGCCTGCTGGCGCCGCTGTTTTAAAGTAATTGTTTTGCGTTAAGAACTCTTCTACTGCTTGATCCACAGTTAGTGGACTTGCTTTGTCTGTGTCATAACGCACATTACCGTCTTGATCTAATACTTCAACTTGTCCTGTTTCATTTAGTCTAACATTATTTTTCAATAACGCGGCTACGTGATCAGGGTTTACAGCTTTATGTCTTGATGCCGCACTTAACAATGCACCATCTACATGAACAGCTTGTAATTCAGATTGTAGTTTACCAATACGACTATCAGCATCCTGTTTCTGCTTTTGAAGTAGTTCTTCAAATTGGTTCTTTTTCATCATCTCTGCTTCTTTGGCCTGCTCTGCCGCTGATTTAAGTTGATGATATTCCTCAACGTTAATGTTTTCAAATTTACGTTCAACTTGTTTAAGTCTATTAGTAATAATTCTGTCCACATCATCTTGAGTGAATGTTTTGTCAGCTGGTGCTGACTCCTGGTTGACTTTAACCTGATCTGTAGTAGAGCCAGTCTCTACTGTGTCAGTTGTAACGATGTTTTCTTTGTTTAATTCGTCCATCTTAAACGTCTCCTTGCAAGGGACTTAAGAAGTGGGGGTTTCTTAACCTTCTTCTATGTCCGGGTTGTTTTCTTCGTTATTTCCGAAGAATTTTTTAATCTCTGGATGCAATTCCAGAATCTGTTGGTCACTGTAGCCTTGTTCTACCATTTCACGCATATGCGTTACCATGTCACCTGGTGTTTCCATAGGTGGGTGTGGCATATCTGTGTTTAATGGTATTTCAGACTTTGGTGTCATGCTATCAATAACTATCTGTAAGTCTTCTTCATTTTCAATTAGTAGTCTTGCAGTTTCAGCATTGATGTAATTTTGAAAGCTACTATTAGGAACAATACTTTTTGCCTTTTCATATAGAGCAACTTCTTGATGTTTATCTCTCATATCAAACTTCTTCTCATAATAGATATCAAATTCTTCATCAGGAACAATCTGTTCCCAATCAAACCACATTTTCCAAATAAGTTTTTCAGCACGTTCTAATACACTTGCTATATCTGAAAGCTTCACGTTAAGCATATCGCGTTCTAACTGAATCGAAATGCCGCTTTGTGGTCCTTTTTTAGCTTTGGTTGCCGCTAGGTGTGTTACACTTTCTATTACGCCTGTCTTTTGTTCTATAACAGCCAGTATACTATCAATGCTACTGCCTGTTGCTTGTAATAGATAAGGTTGCACATTTGTTGATTCATCTACTGTTATGATAGCACCAGATCCACCATTTATATCTGCACTTGCTTCTGCTACAATACTTGGGTGACTTGATAACCTAATGTTTTCATAAGCCTCAGATGTTAGGTTGTATATTTCTCTTTGAATATCACAAACATCACCAATATGACTTGTTCCAATACCTTTGTGAAAACTTCTATCTGTTTGCACGTGAATAAATGGAATATAACCTAGTGGGTTTTTAAATTCTTCATGTTCTAATATTTTACCATAATTGATAGTAACACTATCTGATCTCATTTCACTGCTACCTGGATAGTCAATTGTATTACCAACTGGTGTAAATTCTTTTTTACTTACTGTATATTTTTCTACTTTATCTGCGGTCCATATTCTTAATACGTCATAGTCGTTGTATTCTTCATCAACTACAACAAGACTGTCCAATACGTTCTGTCCGTTTACTAATTTTTTATATGTCCAATTTCTTACCTGTGTAGGATTGTAGATTTTAGCATAAGCTCTCATTTGAAGAGTTTCAGCTTCTGCCATATTTTCTGCTTGGTAATTCCCTTTATCTAAACCTACCCAGCATCCCCCGTATATTAGCACTTGATCATTTACTTCTCTCATAAATGCACTCATAGTTGTATGGTCCATATCAGCATTTTCAATAAAGTCCATAACAAATGGATTATCTACTAATGCACCTAACATTCTAGTAGGTGGGTTACGGAAAACAAAACTACGATAAGCATCAACTGTTAATCTAACGTGATTCTGTAGTGCTGTGTCTAATAATCTTTGGCTGTATGCATTTCCTGGTGCTTGTTCTTCTGCTATGTATTTTCTTAAGTATGCACCGTCTCGGTATTCTTCAGCGCCCATATAAGAACGCATATAATAATCCCATCTGTATAGGTATTCAGCATAGCCTGGGTGAACTGCACTGAGTTGTTCGGGTTTTAACATAAATGTTTTTCCTCTCTAATAGAGTTTGTTTTTACTGTGGGTCCCACATAAATCGCTAATTATTGAGCAAGATAATTATAATGTTATTTATCATCGATATATCTTACATTATCTTGAGGTTAATTGAGGCTGGTTTATACATTATTCAACAGATTGTTTGTATTCAGATTAGGAAAACCACCAGCCTCATATATATTTATGCTTGACAGACCAGTGTTTTTTTGCTATAAATATATATGCTGAGTGAGTGACCTTTAATGCGAACGACATTATGTATTTCTCCAGTCTAAACACAATCTTATCTGATCATTTGTGCGTGTTGTATATCTTATCTACTAGCAATAATAGCATCGCTCACTCAGTTCCTCATTTTTTCACAAAAAATTACCAAAAAATCACATCTTTTTTTAAAAAAGATTAAAAACCCTTGATTTATAAGGGTTTTTTTATGGCTAAAAAGGTTGACATTTATACCAAGATGTCTTATTATGTATATATAAAGTTAATTAAAAGGAGTTATACAAAATGACAACTATGTTGAAAGCAAAATGTGGAACTAAAAAGCCCAAGCCAATGCACTTGTATATGAGTGGGTCTGAGCTTTACAAAAAATGCAAAATGGAGCCAGGTTGGGACAAAACAATGGCACTATTCAATGCATACAAACATGAATTTACCAATTATAATCGTGTTACTACAGATTACATATACTACAATAATCTTACTTGGAAAGAAACACTACAAACTATGCAGGAAGTATACAAGGAACTGTATGATCTAGTTCCTGAAAAATACAAGGCT